AGTATTTGATGTCATTACGATAAATCTCAAAAAGAAAGTCAAATACGTTAGATTGATCTTCTTCGGTTTGACAGTAGATTTTAAGATTATTCAGTCTCATAGGTAACGGGGTGAAATCTACAATATTCATTAAAAGTGATTTTCATCTCTTTCCACGTCAACCCACAATTATTGGCAGCTTTGGGAACATTCCATTTCGCGTGAAATAGCATTTCCATTGATTTTCGGGTTTCTGGACGCATTTGAAAAAAGTAAAGGGGTTAAAAAATTGCCGGAATTTTTTTTCGACCAAAAATGGAAGCTAAAGTGGATTTGCGTAGGAGAGAGTGTCTTCATCACACGTAGCACGGACAAACTCTAGCACGTTCATGAACTGTTCAACGGTTTCACAGGTCACGGTTTTCTCATCACCCTCATTAGAATAAAGATAGACACTACGCTTTACGGGGTCTATGACACAACGGGTGAGATACTCGTCTTGCATTGATTTGCTTGTTGATTACCTGCTTATTATACGAAGGTTAGTCCCCCTTGTCAACCAGCTTCAGGGTTAAATCCAGAGATAGAATACTCTCCATTATTTCCTGGATAATCTGCAGGTGATTGTCCCTCATATTCTGGAATGAGTCTCTCACCATCTGCACGAGTTGCAAATACATGGAAATAACAACTGATTGGCATACCACCATTTGCCTGCAAATGAATTTGATTGTCAGAAATTCTCTTTACAATAACATCTTGATGCGCTCCAATAGATGTTATGTTGACTGTAATCGTGGTTGGATCTACAAGCTCTTCCCAGTATTGTGGGAGAAAAATAATATTTTTGTTAATAAGTTTACCACGGAAGTACACATCGTTTGAAGGACCTTCGAGGCAAGTATGTCTCAATCTCCACCCTTCTCTTGTTGGGTGTGGAATATCAAAGTTCGTTTTATCAGACAAAATGTATGCACCACAGCATGATTTTACCCATAAATTATAAGTTAATCAACAGAAGATGTCAACCTCTTATACCAAAATGATAGGACAAATCTTTGACCATTCTCTACCTTACTAACGTGATGAAGTAGTTGTGAGTTTGAGAAGACAACAAGTTTACCAACCTCTGGTTTGATATCATACTGCTCAAATAATGTGTGACCACCATCAAAGTCATCATTTAAGTAGAGCATAGCGGCGAACACATCAGGTCCATGAACATCATTTTTGTCGAAATGAGGTTTCATGAATGTTCCAGATGGCCAACGAACAACACCTACGTAATCAAGGACAATATCTGGATCAAAAGATTTACACAAATCGGTGACTGCATGAACCACTGTTTTAAACAGTTCATCATCATCAACTTCTATTGTGGTAGGATCAACATTCCCTCCAAGATAAATCGCACCGTAGTTGCCATCAGGTTCTGGAACATCCATTCCTTTTGTCAATGATTCGCCTGGATTAGAATGAGTAACCGTGGTCAAAAATGTGTCACCACCTCTGCTTTCATCTCCATATGGAAGTTCCTCATCATTTCTCTTCGCTAAACTAATAAATGGTTCGCATAGAAAAGGATCAAGAAACTTTTCTTCAATATAAATCAGTTTTTTCACTTAGTTTTCGTGTTTTGTTCTGTTGCGTAGTTGGGATCTTTGTAATTTCTCTCATCATCCGGAATAGAATGATGGTTAGGATCTGGATAATCATCGCAGGTCTCTCCTTCATACTCAGTGATGAGAGGATTGATGTCTTTACGTTCAGCATAGACATGATAGAAGCAGTTGATTGGCACCTCTTCCTTTGATTGAAGATAAATCTTCTCATCATCCCATTTTTCGACGATAATATCTTGGTGAGCTCCGATGGGTTGCAGTTGTACGGTAATGCTATCCTCATGAACTAAGTCCTTCCAATACTTAGGAAGGTCGATTACCTTTTCATCTTTAACACGGCCGCGAACATATACTCCAACTTCAGGTCCCTCAATACATGCATATCTGAGGCGATATCCCTCTCTTGATGGATGTTTCAGGTCAAATGGTTTCGGTCTAGCATCTGCTGATGAAAATCTAGATGCCAATCTTCCTTTGTTACCACAGTCAACTCTTCCAGTAACATAAACATCACCGTCAACATAAAGACTATCAACGCTTCCACCACCAGTTACATACAGAGCATTGGGGGTTCCGCTATCACCATTTATGTATTGATTTCCATTTACATAAACCGATCTATCTGTTCCAATAGTATCCTCTCTACCAACCATCAAAGTTGCATTAGCAGATGAGAATGCATCAACCTTTCCTATCTGCGTGTTGCCTTGAATGTATGAAGTGTGATTTACTTTTTGTGGTCCAACGCCTAATGCTTTTGGTACAGACTTTTCTTGACAAACCAGGTGTTGACCTTCATATGTATGAACTTCGTCGAAATGAAATGCCATTGTTCTCTCCTATCTTATTTGTCCTGGTTGTTTTCTTGGATTTGTTGCACCACATGTACCTTTTATGATCGGTGAAAGAATTTGCATACCTAACTTACCGTCAAGTGTCAAAAGTCCTGTCGTTAATAGTTTAGAAGACTGTTTTCCGTTCAAACTAAGATTTTTTGATGCAGTAATATCTACGTTTTCGTTTGCAAGAACCTTAAAGTTTCCTTGTGGACTTGATCCAGTCGCAGTAATTTCAACCTCAACTCCCTCAATTCGAATTCTTCCCCTTTCAGAACTAATAACGATGTCTCCATTTTCCGCAATGAAAACCATGGCATTCTGATCTTCTTTTAGATCTTCTCCGGCAACAACTTGAAAAGCTCCTGGAGAATTGCAGGTTGTCCACCCCTTTCTTGTCCCATCCTCGGTCATGTCAAAGAAATGTCTTCCATCTGTGCCACATAATTCGACACTAGATCTAACAGATTTATCAGCGTCAATCCCACCAAAAGTTATCATACCATTCATGGTACTTATAACCTGTGTCCACCAATTTTTCTTTTCTGCCATAACTTAAGTGGTTTGTTTTAATATTTATTAGTAACCACCATAGCCTCCACCACCTGGAGATGAAGGAGGTGGAGAGGGTGATGGTGAGGGCGCAGGTGCAGGCGCTGGTGTCGGAGTTGGAGTTGTAGACGGTGTGGGAGTTGGTGCTGGGGTTGGTGCTGGAGTTTGTGTTTGGATTCTTGGAGCAATGTCTATAGTTTGTGTTGTTTCAACTGGTTCTGCTGGTGCTGGAGTTATCAGATCAGAGTCGGCACCAACAATTCTAACTGAGTCTCCCGTAACACTTTGTTGTGATCCTTCGATACTTGCCGACTTAGTATCGTAAACTCTTACAGGTCTTCCTGTGCCTTGAACACCAGCAAACTTGATATCATTTTCATAGTAAATCTTACCGTAGTATGGTTTACCTCCAACATATCCTTGAATAGTTAATCCAACTAAGTCATAGACTTGAATAACTTTCCGGTTATCATCCTCTGCATTAATTTCAGGAACTCTAACAACATTAAAAACTGGAGTAAACTTTGCATTCACACCAGTTCTTGAGTTAACACACACCGTTGGCAGTTGAGTAAAAGTTCCCTTCTTCACGACCTGCACTTTTGTTATCCTACCAAAAGGATCACATGTATATGAGAGAACTGTTCCATTAGGCTCTTTGACGACCACACCATCTCTTTCGACACAAAGAGTTAATTCGTCAACTCCACAATTATAATTGATTCCTGGATTTTGTACAATAACATCTGTTATTTCTATGACGACAGGATATTGGGGTCCAACTGCTGGTGGTGGATTGTATCCGCTTCCCCCATCAACAACAATTACATCACTGACAGAACCATTTTCGATTTCAGCTTCAATAACTGCTCCAGCACCTGTGTCACACGGATCTATGATTTGAATTTGAGGTGGAGTATTGTATCCAAACCCACCACTCTCTATATCAACCGCAAGAATCACACCATTTTCATCAATGACAGCGTTTCCAATGGCTCCAATGCCACCGCCACCAAAAAAGTTAATGATTGGTGGACCACAAGGTTTAGGTGCGACGGAACAGGGATCAGTTCTCTGTAAGTCATTAACACTTAAGTTATTGACGCCATCAATCGTAAGATATCTTACCTTCCCATCACCATCAACAAAAATATAAACCGTACCAGGATTCAGATTCTCATGAGTATTTGCCTGAGAAATCGTAAGTCCCTGAATATATCCCTCAGTTTGACTGATATATCCAACTTTTATATTATTAATGGATGGTGGTTGTATTGACATTATTCTGCTCCTGCACGTCGTGCTGCTGCATCTCTT